CCATTTCGGCCAGGCGTTCGATGATCGGCCCCAGTTGCATGCGCAATAACGCGTCGAACATCGGTCAGGCCTCCAGCGCGGTGTATTGGTCTGGATCGTCGATGTTGCTGACTTCCCAGGTGCGGGCAAATTTCGGCGTGCCGAGCGGATCGTCGAGCAAGGTCGGACCGAGGTAGAGGGTCTGATTGAACGTCAGTGTCCAGGCCTTGAATTGCTGGTCGGCGCGAATGAACATGGATGGCAAACCATCCATGTTCATCGGCAGATCGCATTGATCGCCCGGCAGGCTCCAGCGATTGTCGGTAATCAGATTTTTCAGTACAGCGATCAGATCGCAGGCGGCAAAGGCACTGGCCGATAGCGCCGGAACAACTTGCAGCGACAACGTCAGAACATGAGCGATACGCCCATCTGCGGCACGCTGTCCTGATGCATTTCGATCGAAGTCGATCAACACCCAAGCCTGATCGCCCGGTGTAGTGAAATCATCGTGATTGCCGACATTGAGGTTGAGCCCGGCAGTGTTGCGCAGCGTCGTCGCGATGGCTGTGAACAGTTGCGACGGCTGCTGGATCGGTGTGGGCATACATGACCTCCTTTTCAATCGTCCACGCGCAGCCCTGCCGCCCAAAGGGCGGCACGGAAAAGTTTGAAGGTTAAGGCTGGTCGCGGGGTGGAACTTCGCAGACGCCGATGCGCTTGGCGGCCCAGCGCTCGTACAGACCGATGGCCACATCGGCCCCGGCCATTGCGGTGAGACAACCGAACGCGCCGGCCGCCCAGATCGACATGCCGGCGGCGTACAGCAGCATGATTGCCGACACGCCGCAGATCATGCAGGCGCCAGAGCGCAAGGCCAGGCGCCGCATAAGCGGCCAGCCACGGGCGCCCTCCTTGTCCGCGCGCCACATTTCGCCGGACACCCCGCCCACCACGGCGAGCAGGATGACCAGCCAGATCGGCATGTCCGCCAACGCTTGTTGCTCGTTTGTCATGTCACGCCTCCTGTTTTTAGTTGATGAGTGTTGTGTGTTGGGTTCAATCGTTTTCTCTTGAGGTAGGCATTCCAAAAAGCCCGGCGCAGGGCCGGGCTTTTCAGTAATGCGCTCTCGATAGAGGCTATGGGGGTGATGATCGAATCAGAACGGCGCCACCGGCCAGTTGACGGTGGACGGATAGCCGGATTGTTTCTTCATGTCGCTGAGACCCACGCAGTACTGTTTGTAGGCGAGCAGCAGCGCTTGTTCTTCAGGGGTGGCAACATCCAGGTCGACCTTGTAATGCAGAGAATTCAACATCAGCCACTGGCCAGCAGCATACAGAAGCTCTAGCGCTTCTTGCGCCACATCCTTTTCGAGCTCTTGATAGGTGGGTTCACTGAACTCCCAATCAACAAAGTTTGTCGTCGTCCCCTTCCATCCCACCTGGACTGCCGGGTTTGATGTGATATCCACCCAAAAACCATTCGACAACTGTGCTTCTACTGGCATGGCCGTAGGCTTCTCTACAGCGTCGACAATCACCAGAACTTTGTTGAAGGCTTTGGAATAGTTGAATCGAACAAAAGCGTAGCGGTTCATTTGTTTCTCCTGCTTGCACTCATCGCGAGTACTGTCCTTGGGTTTTGCTTACTTGCCTCTCCGTCAAGGTTCTTCAACGGGAATATCCATCCGGCAGGCATTCCAAAAAGCCCGGCAGTCCGCCGGGCTTTTCAGTAATGCGCTCCTTCGCCTTCCTTCAAATCCTGTGTTCAAGAAGGAAGCTGACTGTTCGGCGCTACTGGCGCGGTACGAGTCCATTCAAATTGTTTTTCCGACCGCGGTCCCTGCCCGCCGGATAACTGCTTCTGGTGCTTTACGCTGCACACCCGGGTCAGTTGCCAACCCTCTGAACCGTTGAGGCCGGTTCATCGCTGCCTGTTCTTGTGGAACTAAAGAGCTTTCTTGCCAGCCGCTTTGTCGAGCGGCTTGATGGCAAGAATATGCATGAATGCATAACCAGTCAATGCGCAAATGCATTTATTTATGCATTTGAAATGCGCAGATGCATGGAAGCCCCGCAACTCAAGGGTTTGGCGGTTTCATCAAGGCGAAAAAAAACCCGCCGGTTGGCGGGTTTATCTGAAGTCGGCGTGGTTAGCGGGCGTACATGCCCCACCAGAAGACGTGACCGAGGATGACGATCTGCTCTTCCTGGATTTCCTGGAAGCTGTAGTCCTCGTCCGGGTGCTCATCGCGATTGAAGCTGCGCAGACGAATGCCGGTCGGCAGGCGATAGAGTTGCTTCACGCGCAACTGGCCGTTGTGATTGATCGCGTACAGGTCGCCATCAATGATGTCGCCGATCCCGCACTTGCCTGCATTCACGCCGACAGTGGCGCCATCACGCAGCACTGGCAACATGCTGTTGCCGCGCACTGTTACGCATTTGGCCTGATCGAACTGCACACCGTTATGACGCAGGCTACGCTTGCCGAAGCGCAGGCTAGAGCGCTCGCTCTCTTCGATGACGAATCTTCCTGATCCTGCTGCCAATTCAACCTCGCGAAGGAACGGCACCGATACTTCGTCATCATCGACCGGCGTATCGTCGTCCCACAGCATTATGTCCTTGAGTTCCGCGTGTACGTCATCACGCGCGGCTCCGGCCGACGGCGCGACATCTGCGCGCCCGCGCAATTGATCGGTGCTCACGGCGAAGTACTCGGCGATCTTCGAGATATGTTTATCCGAGGGATCGACGATCTTCCCGCTGAGAATCCGCGAGAGAGTGGATTGAGGCACGCCGGTGCGACGGTGGAGCTCCGTGGGGGAGATCCCGTGCTGGTCGAGCAATGCTCTTAAGACGGAGGCTACGTTGCGTTTTTGCATAACGCGCATAGTGCTTGAAGTTATTCGCGAAGACAAATGCTAAATCGCATAGCTAATGCATAAATCAATATTTGATGCAAAAACGCTTATGTAACCACTCACAAGTCATTCAGCATCGGCTTTCAGTTACTCCCTATCAACACTTGGCTCACCGCTTTGTGACCACTCCTCTGTCCTGCTGGCGAAAAAAAGCCCGCTCAATGGCGGGCTTTTGAAAAATCGGATTTTATCGCTTACAAAAGAATGTGTCCCTCCAACCTTCCGAGTAGTCGACCATAGAAACTCTGGCCTCGGGGTTGGTCTGGAAATACTCTTCCCAGTTGAACGTCTCTGTTTCATAACCAAAATGCTTGGCCATGAATTTTACTGCCTGGCGCGAAGGCCTTCCCACGATGGTGAAACCCTTGCGAGTAAGAGAATCAGTCCACGCCATCTGCTGATCATCTACCTGATCAAGCAGCATCTGAACGCCATACGGGTTGCCGTAAACCACGCGTGGATCGTTATTGGTTGGATCTGCCAGTTCCTCGGAAACAGGAGTAACTTCGGTGTCGATGACAACAAATTTTGCGCCGGTTCGTTCAATCAGGTCGAACAACTCGGCATGGCGAATAGTGTGGTAATAAAAACCAAGACAGAAAACTACGTCAAAGGTCTTGCCTTTGATCTGGTCAAATACGTCACCTTGCAGGAATTCATATCGAGAACTATCGATCCCATACTCGGTGAACGTCTCTATAGCATTTGAAATCAATTCCTGGCGCGGCTCGATTCCGGTGACATGTGCAGCCCCAGCCTGAAGGGAAGCAAAGGACCAACGACCGTCATGGCTGGCAATATCCAGAACTCTCTTCCCTCGAATGAGTTCAGCGTTTCGTTCCATGATGGCTCGGTACCGGGAGTTCAGGCGATCCGGAAACGGGCTCGTCTGGCTGGTCTTATAAAATCGAGGAAATTCATCAAAAAATCCCATGCTATTTTCCTTATATCTGTCTTCAAGCGCTGACGCACATTTAAAGGCTGGCATCATACACCAGAGCGCCCTTTACAAGATTCGCGGAATTATTCTTTCCTGCACTAACCGCGCGCCCCTATTGACTGAAGTGTCATGAGGTAGCCTGGTTCAGGGCTATCTGAGCCCGCCGGCAACAATGCCGAAAAATTCCCTGTACCATTAGACAGATATGAGTTGTCAAATAGACAGGTAGAGCTGAACTCCGCGTATGACCGACCTTTCAAACCACACCCCGATGATGCAGCAGTACTGGCGCCTGAAGAATCAGCACCCGGATCAGTTGATGTTCTACCGCATGGGCGACTTCTACGAGATCTTCTACGAAGACGCGAAGAAGGCGGCCAAGTTGCTCGACATCACCCTGACCGCGCGCGGACAGTCGGCGGGGCAGGCGATTCCGATGTGTGGTATTCCTTACCACGCGGCGGAAGGCTATCTGGCGAAGCTGGTGAAGCTTGGCGAGTCCGTGGTGATTTGTGAGCAGGTCGGCGATCCGGCCACCAGCAAAGGCCCGGTTGAGCGTCAGGTCGTACGGATCCTCACGCCGGGTACGGTCAGTGATGAAGCGCTGCTTGATGAACGCCGCGACAACCTGATTGCAGCCCTGCTGGGTGACGAACGTCTGTTCGGCCTTGCCGTGCTGGACATCACCAGCGGCAGTTTCAGCGTGTCGGAAATCAAAGGCTGGGAAAACCTGCTGGCGGAACTGGAGCGGATCAACCCGGTTGAGTTGCTGATCCCGGATGACTGGCCGAGGGATCTGCCAGCGGAAAAACGCCGTGGCGTCAGTCGTCGTGCGCCGTGGGATTTCGAGCGTGATTCAGCACTGAAAAGCCTTTGCCAGCAGTTCTCCACCCAAGACCTGAAGGGTTTTGGCTGCGAGAACCTGACCCTGGCCATCGGCGCTGCGGGTTGCCTGTTGGCCTACGCCAAGGAAACCCAGCGCACCGCCCTGCCCCACCTGCGCAGCCTGCGCCACGAACGTCTGGATGACACCGTGGTGCTGGACGGTGCAAGCCGTCGCAACCTCGAACTCGACACCAACCTGGCCGGTGGTCGCGACAACACCCTGCAATCAGTCGTTGATCGCTGCCAGACCGCCATGGGCAGCCGTCTGCTGACCCGTTGGCTGAACCGTCCGTTGCGCGATCTGACCGTACTGCTGGCGCGCCAGACCTCGATCACGTGCCTGCTCGATCGCTATCGTTTCGAAAAGCTGCAACCACAGCTCAAGGAAATCGGCGACATCGAGCGAATTCTCGCGCGGATCGGCCTGCGTAACGCACGTCCTCGTGACCTTGCTCGCTTGCGCGACGCCCTCGGTGCCCTGCCTGAACTGCAAGTGGCGATGACTGACCTGGAAGCACCGCACCTGCAAGGTCTGGCGACCATCACCAGCACCTACCCGGAACTGGCGGCACTGCTGGAAAAGGCCATCATCGACAATCCGCCGGCGGTGATCCGTGACGGCGGCGTGCTGAAAACCGGTTACGACAGCGAACTCGACGAGCTGCAATCGCTGAGCGAAAACGCCGGCCAGTTCCTCATCGATCTCGAAGCCCGCGAGAAAGCTCGCACCGGTCTTAGCCACCTGAAAGTCGGTTACAACCGCATTCACGGCTACTTCATCGAATTGCCGAGCAAGCAGGCCGAGTCGGCACCGGCGGACTATATCCGTCGGCAAACCCTGAAAGGCGCCGAGCGCTTCATCACGCCGGAACTGAAAGAGTTCGAAGACAAAGCCCTGTCTGCCAAGAGCCGTGCCTTGGCGCGCGAAAAGATGCTCTACGAGGCGCTGCTGGAAGACCTGATCAGCCAGTTGCCACCGCTGCAGGACACCGCCGGCGCGCTGGCCGAACTGGACGTGTTGAGCAACCTCGCCGAGCGTGCGCTGAATCTTGACCTGAACTGCCCGCGCTTCGTCAGCGAGCCGTGCATGCGCATCTCCCAGGGTCGTCACCCGGTGGTCGAGCAAGTGCTGACCACGCCGTTCGTGGCCAACGACCTGAGCCTGGATGACAACACCCGTATGCTGGTGATCACCGGCCCGAACATGGGTGGTAAATCCACCTACATGCGCCAAACCGCATTGATCGTGTTGCTCGCTCACATCGGCAGCTTCGTGCCGGCAGCCAGTTGCGAATTGTCGCTGGTCGACCGCATCTTCACTCGAATCGGTTCCAGCGATGACCTGGCCGGTGGCCGTTCGACCTTCATGGTCGAGATGAGCGAAACCGCCAACATCCTGCACAACGCCACCGA